TATGACCCATACAACGCTAAAGAATTTGTCAAACGTTATGAAGCAGAAAACGGCCCGTTCAACATCGAGAAAGTTATCCAAGGCGCAAGAACGGAATCCGTGCCATTGGGCGAACTTAAAAAGCTCAGCGGAGAACGCATGCTTCTATTTGATCAAGATCTAATGTCGTACACAATGGGGAATGCCATCACAATGGTGGACACAAACAACAACCGGAAACTCCTTAAGCGGCGACAAGATGAAAAAATCGATAACGTGTCGGCCTTATTAGACGCCTATGTTGCTTGGAAAGCTAATAAGGAGGTGTTTGAGTGATCGTCACAACATCCGCGTTATATTCCGCTCGAAAGGAGGTGCTGAATGGGAATTACTGATAGAATCAAGCATGCGTGGAACGCTTTTTCAACATCCGATGCTGCTCAACCGATGTGGGCATCGGCGGCCAGCTATGGAAACTCGAGTCCGACTCGAATCCGAATCAGTAGCGCCAGCGACAGAACCATCATCACGTCAATCTATACAAGATTGGCGATCGACTTCGCCGCGACAACAATCCGACATGTCAGATTGGACGAAAACGGTAGGTTTGCTGAGGAAATTGACAGCGGACTCAACTCGTGTCTAATGCTCGAAGCAAATATTGATCAAGCCGCAACCGCGCTAAAACAAGATCTTGCCATGACAATGTTCGATCAAGGCGTGATCGCGGTCGTCCCGACCGACACGTCACTAAATCCAAATGTCACCGGAAGCTATGACATCTTAACGATGCGCGTTGGGACCATCACACAATGGTATCCTCGTCACGTTCGTGTTAGTCTCTATAACGAGGCAAAGGGACGACGTGAAGAGATCACGGTTGAAAAGCGCCTAGTCGCAATCATCGAGAATCCTTTCTACTCTGTGATGAACGAGCCAAGCTCAACTCTCCAGCGACTTGTTCGAAAACTAAATCTTCTTGACGCTATTGACGAGGCCTCTGGCTCTGGCAAACTCGACCTCATTATTCAGCTCCCATACGTCATCAAATCTGACGCTCGCCGAGCTCAAGCGGAAAAGCGCCGAGAAGACATCGAGATTCAGCTAAAAGGCAGCAAGTATGGCATAGCCTACACGGACGGTACCGAAAAGGTGACGCAGCTGAACCGTCCTGCTGAAAACAATCTCATGGGACAAATCGAGTACCTCATCGGGATGCTATATGGCCAGTTGGGTCTAACTCCAGAGATCATGAATGGCACGGCCGACGAGAAGACCATGACCAACTACATGAATAGAACCATTGCGCCACTTCTCGATGCTGTGGTCGAAGAATTTTCACGTAAATTCCTGACAAAGACTGCTCGATCCCAGCGCCAGTCAATCATCTACTTCCAAGACATGTTCAAATTCATCCCGATTAGCTCGATGGCGGATCTTGTCGATAAACTTGCTCGTAACGAAGTCTTGAGTTCGAACGAAATTCGTGGGGTTATGGGCTTTAAACCATCATCAGATCCTAAAGCGGATAAACTCCAAAACAGTAACATGCCAGTTCCGTCGGAGCCGGCACCCTCACCACAAGCACTACAAATACAGGAAGGAGACAGTCAAAATGGAAGCTGATTTCAGCGGATACGCCACTAAGGCTGGCCTCAAGTGCTCCGACGGGCGAACCATCATGCCTGAAGCTTTTGCTCACATGGATGGAAAAATGGTTCCTCTCGTTTGGCAGCATGGACACAATACGCCAGAGAATGTTCTCGGACACGCACTGCTTGAGGCTCGCGATGGCGACCTCTACGCTTATGCGTTCTTCAACGAAACTGCTCCGGCAAAGCACATCAAAGAAGCCGTTCAGCACAAAGACATTAACATGTTGTCGATTTACGCTAATGGACTCGTTGAGCGTAGCAAGCAGGTTTTCCACGGTATGGTTCGCGAGGTTAGCGTTTGTATTTCCGGCGCAAATCCTGGCGCCCTGATCGATTACGTCGCTATTGCACACAGCGACGGAAGCATCGAGACCATCGAAGATGAAGCCGTTATCTACACTGGGCTCGGGATCGTGCTTTCTAACGCAGACACGACCGATATCGCCCATAAGGCTGCTGTCGAAGATGAAAGGACGGTTCAGGAAATCTATGACACCCTGAACGAGGAACAGCGCAACGTGGTAAACTTCATGCTTGCCACAGCCTTCGGGGCTGCAAGTGAACTTGCCCAGTCTGACCAGGATGTTGTCGATCCTGATTCCACTCCAGACGAAATCTACAACGCACTTTCAGATGCACAAAAGACTGCTGTGCAAACCATGATTTCCGCCGCGACCGCTGCGGTTCAACATTCAGACGATACCACCAAGAAGGGACCCGACGCTATGTCGCGAAACGTTTTTGAGCAGACCGCTCCCAAGGCCGAGGGAACCACTCTCTCGCACGATCAGATCGCCACTATTGTGGCTGATGCGCAGAAGATGGGCTCTCTCAAAGAGTCGGTTCTTGCGCATGCCCAGGATTATGGCATCACGGACATCGATTTCCTCTTCCCCGACGCCAAGACTGTTGGCGACATGCCCGACCTTATTGCCCGCCGCACCGAGTGGGTCAGCAAGGTTCTTGGCGGAGCCCAGCACTCGCCGTTTGCTCGAATCAAGTCGATTGGCGCAGACATCACTGCCGAGGAGGCTCGCGCAAAGGGTTACGTCAAGGGTAACCTGAAGAAGGATGAGATCATCAGGCTTCTGAAGCGCGTGACCATTCCGACCACCGTCTACAAGAAGCAGAAGCTCGATCGTGACGACATCGTCGACATCACCGACTTCAACGTTGTCGCTTGGCTCAAGTGGGAGATGCGTTTCATGCTCGAGGAGGAACTCGCTCGCGCGATCCTCATTGGCGATGGCCGCGAACCCGACGATGCGGACAAGATTGACGAAGAAAAGCTTCGCCCGATCGCATGGGATGCCGATCTCTACTCGCATTCGGTGACTGTCCCGGCAAACACCGATGCCGAAGGGATCATGGAGTCAGTTCTTCGTGCCCGCAAGTTCTACAAGGGCACTGGTCGTCCCTCGTTCTACACCACGGACGATATCCTCACTGACATGATCCTTCTCAAGGATAAGGTCGGTCGTCGTAAGTTCAACACTGAAGCTGAAGTCGCCGCTGCACTTCGCGTTGCCGAGGTTGTTGTGGTCGAGGTCATGGAGGATGTTCCTGATCTTCTCGGCATCATTGTCAACATGGCCGACTACAAGATCGGTGCCGATAAGGGCGGCGAAATCTCCATGTTCGACGATTTCGACATCGACTACAACCAGCAGAAGTACCTGATTGAGACCCGCGCCAGCGGAGCCCTCACCAAGTTCAAGTCTGCCGTCGTCATCAAGCGCACGAATGGGACGACCGTAACCCCGACCGCTCCGACATACAATGCCGGGACGCATACCATCACGATTCCGACTATTGCTGGTGTGACTTACTACAACGTGACCGATATCCTGAGCGAGGTTTCCCTCTCGGCTGGCGCGCTCGTCATCACGAAGACCACGGATGTTGAAGCTCGTCCGAACACGGGTTACAACTTCCCGCACAACATTGACGCTGACTGGACTTACGCGTACACTGCCTGATAGGAGTTCAGAATGGCAAGATTCTATGATGTGGTTGGGTATGGCGTAACCATCGAAACTGCACCTGGTGTGTGGGAAGATGTCATCACTGAAACCGCATATTTTGGTGATGTTATTCGCAACACACGCAAGATGCAAGACGGAGAACATCTTAACGATAATCTCACGGTGAGCAATTCAATCTCAATCGTTGCTGATGCTTACGCAGCGCAAAACTTCTTTGCCATTCGCTATGTAAAGTGGGCGGGGGCTTATTGGACAATTTCCGACGTGGAAGTTCAGAGCCCCCGCCTTATCCTGCGGTTAGGAGGTGTTTACAATGGGCCGAAGGCTACAGTTGCAGGCACTCCTTGAGTCTGTCCTAGGTAGTCGGAATGTATATTTCCAGCCGCCAGCGACAATTCAAATGCAGTATCCATGCATTGTCTACCAGCGCGAGCCCGAAGACAAGATATTTGCTGGAAACAACGCATATCGAACCGTTAAACAGTATCAGGTCACTGTTATAGACAGAAACCCAGACAGTGATATTCCCGATAAAGTTTCGGCTCTTCCGCAAACCTCGCATAGCAGATCTTATCCCGCAGACAATCTCAATCACGATGTCTATAACTTGTTCTTCTAGGAAGGAAGAAACAGATGACGAAACTTCTCTGGGATCAGCCTGGCGAACATCGGTTTGAAACCGGTGTTGACCAAGGCGTCCTCTACATCCCGACCAATGGCGTTTACTCGATCGGGTATGCGTGGAATGGTCTTACCGCTCTCACCGAATCTCCTTCTGGAGCCGAAGCTTCTGCGGTCTACGCAAACAACAAAAAGTACCTCAACCTGATGTCGGCAGAAGAGTTTGGTGCTACTCTTGAAGCGTTCACTTATCCGGACGCTTTTATCCCATGTGATGGTGGCGCAGCTCCCTCGCAGGGTGTCACCATTGGACAGCAGCCTCGCAAGGAGTTTGGTCTTGCCTATCGCACCAAGGTTGGTACCGACACCAACCCCGAGTTGGGGTATAAGCTTCATATGGTTTACGGTTGCCTGGCCGCTCCTTCTGAGCGCGCCTACGCGACCGTCAACGATACTCCTGAAGCCATGCCGTTGAGCTGGGAAATCAGCACGACGCCAGTGAACATCACGGGCCACAAGCCGACCGCAATTCTCACGATCGATTCGACGAAGGTTACGGCAGCCAATCTTTTGGCGCTTGAAAACGCGTTGTATGGAACGGTTGGTACGGACCCGCGCCTCCCGCTCCCTGACGAGGTTGTTGGCATGTTTGCTGGTGGTATTGTCAACGCAACCCCGACGATGCCTACTTTCGTCTCGGCCACCGGTGTCATCACGATTCCGGCAATCACCGGCGTCATCTACAAGCGTGCCGACACAAACGCAACGGTTGTCGGAACCACCACTATTGCTGGCACGACTGGCGCCAACCTCATCATCTATGCCATTCCGGCTGCTGGCTACCAGTTCCCGGCCGGCGTCGACGACGACTGGCTGTTCACTCGCACGGCATAAGTCTAAACACAGGGAGATCAGGGAATGCTCACTATCAAAATCCAAGGCGATGAACTTTTCAACGAGAAAACTTCCGAGTTTGTTAAAGACTCGTCGCTCACGATCGAACTCGAGCATTCTCTGGTTTCACTGTCAAAATGGGAGGCGCATTTCGAAAAAGCCTTTCTTGGTCCAAACGAAATGACCACCGAAGAAGCCAACTGGTACATTAGAGCGATGGTTTTGACTCCGAATTTTCCCCCGGAGGTAATCTCAAAACTATCAAACCAAAATCTGGCCGAAATCAACAACTACATCAACGCAAAACAGACCGCCACTTGGTTCGCTGACACCCCAAATCGACCCTCGCGAGAAGTCATAACAGCAGAGCTCATCTACTACTGGATGATTGCGCTCACAATTCCGTTTGAGTGTCAATACTGGCATCTTAATCGCCTCTTGACACTCATCAAAGTTTGCAACGTTAAGAATGCTCCTCGCAAAAGAATGGGCGCCACCGAATTGGCGCAAAAGCAGCGCGCTCTTAATGAGCAGCGCCGTGCCAAATACGGAACCTCTGGCTAAAAAGGAGAAGACATGCCTCGATTGGTCTGGGATGCAAGTGGAGAAAAAGTTTATGAGTCTGGTGTTACCAACGGCGTTCTTTATGTTGAAGGCCACGACGGTGTTGCTTGGAATGGTCTTATTTCTGTGTCGGAAGATCCTTCTGGCGGAGAACCTAAAGCTTACTACATGGATGGCATCAAATACTTGATCAAAAATTCCCCGGAGGAATTTTCAGCCACAATCGAGGCGTTTACCTACCCTGACGAGTGGGGCGCCTGCGATGGGACCGCCGTAATCGACGTTGGTCTTTACGCCACACAGCAAACACGATCGCCTTTTGGGCTAACCTACAAGACGCTTGTTGGGAATGACACCGACGGTGTTGACCACGGTTATAAGCTGCACTTCGTCTATAACGCGTCCGCATCACCATCCTCTCGTTCGAACCAAACGCTCACCGACACGCCAAGTCCGGAAACATTTAGTTGGAAAATTGAGACAAAACCTGTTGTGGTCTCTGGTTTTAAACCAACAGCACACTTTTTCCTGGACTCCAGGACCACAAACGCAGAACTTCTTGCACGCATTGAAGATCTTGTTTATGGCTCCAACGACAACGCCGCTTACCTGCCGTCGATTGATGAGTTGCGCATTCTGTTCGCGACGTATGACGTTCAGATGCTGATCGTCGACAATGGCGATGGCACTTGGACTGCTTCTGGTCCCGACGAAATGGTAAACTTCATCGATGGCGACACATTCACCATCACGAGCACTTCTGCGGTATACCTTGATCCGGATACTTATACCGTAACCACAATCTGATTCGAAGGAGTCAAAATGGCAACTGTAACGGGCTATACTGCCGCACGAATGAAGCAGATCGAGGATGACGCTATTGTGGCCGCGAGGCTTTCTGGCGACAATCTTATTCTAACCACTAACGCTGGAACCGACATCAACGTTGGAAGTGTTCGTGGTGCCGCTGGAACGAGCGTGACCACGGCTACTACCGCTGAAACTCTCGCCGGAACCATCTCCAATAAGGCCGTGGCCCCTACGGCTGTAGCGACAGCCATCTCAACCACGGGGTTGGCTAAGGTTCAGTATATTCCTGCGGGAGGAACCGTTACCGGATCTCCTGGCGCCTACGCTCTGATTATTGAACTGGGGGCATAATGCCTGCGCCAACTATTGTTGCCGGTTCTCTGGTTACGGCATATGCGCAAGGAACGTCTGTAACCATTAACAAACCGACGGGTTTGGCTAACGGTGACGTAATTGTCATTGCTATTCGAGCCCAGGGCCTGATTACCGGAGAATTGACCACCATCGCAACCGGTTTTGTTCGTGGTGGGACGCAACTTAATCAGAACTCTTCGTCAGACCGCCCTGCCGGAATCTTTGCAAAGCCGATTCCAACCGCTTCTGCTGAAACAGCCACGACGTACACGTTCGGGGGGTGGGCTACGGGCCGCGTTATGGCGGTAGCCTTTCTAGTTCGAGGAGTTACCCTAGCCAACTACAACGACGGCGGTAACCGATACTACACCACCGTTAGTGATGCGCCATCATATTCGGTTGGCGCTGTGCCGTCACTTCTGATCGAAATTGCGACCGACGAGAGAACCGCCGGACAGAGTCCAACCCCGACGACAACTCCACCTGGAATGACCGTTTTGGCAAACGTACAAACGTCCGGCTATGCAGTTGTTGACAATGCGGACACAACGGATTCAAGGACCGCGGTTTGGCTTGGCTCCAAGATTTTAACGTCGACCGACAGTACTTCTGTGGCAGCACACCCAATCGCTTGGCCGACCGCCGTGTACGCGCCTCGTGGCGCACAGATGGCGTTGCGTGGGACTGCTGGCGCTGAGCCTAGCGTGGTTGGTATTCCTGTTAAAACCGGAACCGGGGCAAGCGCCTTTCTTTCATATTTGGCTTCGAACGGAACCACACGAGTCATCCCGAAAAGTCTAAACGTATGGTACCCGAGCTATCCGACCGTACAATCACTTTTAGCGTCAACCTCCGGCCCAACTATGGCGCATCGTGGAGGGTCTCTGGTATATCCTCAAATGAGCTCCTACGCCTATGACCACGCGGTGTTTCGTGGGTATGGCGTTCTTGAGTTTTCTTGTGGTTGGAGTAGCGATGGTGTTCCATTTGGCTTGGCGTCGCAATACCTTGACGACGCTATTGGCAATACTGGCGGAACGACTCTTCCAGTCGCGAGCATGACTTGGGCTCAGATCAACGCCTATCAAAACCACTTCAACCCGGTTAGCGCCGGCGTGTGGCAGCCGTTCCTTCGCCTGGATGACTTCGCCGCAAAGTATGCCAAAACGCATATTTGCATCATCGACCCGAAGTATGGTTTCTCGGTCCAGGCAAACCTAAACACGATGTTTGATATTATGGATGCAAATGGCGGACCAACGCGATTCATCGCGAAGTTTGATTCTTCAGAAACTAACGCGCTGTTGACAACTACAGCTTCTGCGCGAGGGTATGAACGAATGAACTACTGGGGCTCTGACACAACGGCTATGGCCGCACAGCAGTCGCGTTGGACTATAATTGGCGCCTTGTACAGCGACGCAACGGCTATGGCACAAGCAAACACCTACGGCAAACCATCGTGGGCTGCAATTGTCCCGAACGCGGCCGGTTATGCAACCGCTAGGACGAATGGAGCAAAACTTGTTATGTGCGCCGACCCGATCAACATCCCAGCAAAGAGTAGTTGGAACTAATGATCACAATTGAGAGCTCGGGGTCGTTTAAAAACACCGAATCGTTTCTGAATGCTATGCTGGCTCTCGACATCGACAGTATTCTTAAACAGTACGCCCAAGAAGGGGTTAACGTTCTCGCTAAAGCCACGCCAAGAGATAGTGGGTTAGCGGCCTCTTCTTGGGGGTACTCGATTAAGAAAACAGGCGACTCATATTCAATTGTTTGGACCAACTCAGACATCGAAAACGGCTTTAAGGTTGCTATGATGATCCAGTATGGCCACGGAACTCGCACTGGCGGGTACGTTCAAGGGATTGACTACATAAATCCTGTCATGCGACCGCTATTCGACACGATTGTTGACAAGATCTGGAAGGCGGTGCAAGCGGCATGAGCAGTGTAGATGATCGTATTGTCGCCATGAAGTTCAACAACGGCCAATTCGAGCAGGGAGTGAAGACCACGCTAAGCTCCTTGAGTGCGCTCAAGCAGGGTCTAAAGTTTGATGGAGCCACCAAAGGTTTGGCCGGGGTGTCTGACGCTGTCAAGGGCATTTCCCTAACGACTTTAGCTTCGAGCATCCAGGACGTTTCCAGCAAATTCTCAGCGATGTCCGTTGTTGCAATCACAGCTTTGGCGACAATTGCTAACAAGGCTGTAAACGCTGGGTTAACTCTGGCCAAATCACTAACAATTGACCCGATCAAATCTGGCTTTTCCGAGTACGAGACAAAACTTGGATCAGTTCAAACGATCCTGGCAAACACGCAGGCGTCCGGAGCAAAGCTTAGTGACGTTAACCTTGCGCTCGAAAAACTCAACGAGTATTCCGACCAAACGATTTACAACTTCGGCGAGATGGCCAGAAACATTGGTACTTTCACGGCCGCTGGTGTCAACCTAGAAACCGCCACGGGGTCAATCAAGGGTATTGCTAACCTTGCTGCACTATCTGGGTCCAACTCTCAGCAAGCTTCTACAGCTATGTATCAGCTTTCTCAAGCAATTTCGTCCGGAAAAGTTTCTTTGATGGACTGGAACTCGGTTGTGAATGCGGGTATGGGCGGCTCCGTCTTTCAGCGAGCACTTGCTGAAACCGCCGTCAAAATGGGGACGATTGACGAAGGTGCGCTAAAACTCACCGGCGACATGAAGAATGTTTCCATCAACGGCCAGTCATTCCGAGACTCCCTAACGGCGAAAGACGGAACCTCCTGGCTTAATGGCGACGTCCTAACAAAGACGTTGCAGCAATTTACTGGCGATCTATCTGATGCCGACCTTGCCGCGCAAGGGTTTAGTGCATCTCAGATTAAAGCCATTCAAAAGCAAGCACAAGTTGCAAAAGACGCCGCAACAAAGGTGAAAACCATATCGCAGCTGATGGGCACGCTTCGCGAATCGGTTGGCTCGGGTTGGGCGCAGACTTGGGAGATTGTTTTTGGTGGCTTCGAAGAGGCCAAAACTTTATTCACGTCCATCAACAACGTCCTAGGTGGCTTTATCAAGTCGCAGGCAGATGCCCGAAACGCACTTCTAAAAACTTGGTCGCATGCCGGGGGTAGAGCGCTTCTTATAGAGAGTCTTGGCGACGCATTCAAAGCTCTGATGTCTATAATCAAGCCCATTAAAGACGCTTTTACCGAGATATTCCCCCCAGTCACGGCTGGTCAGTTGCTAACTCTAACGCGAAATCTAAAAAGCTTTACCGACACACTAAAGATAACGACAACGACATCCAAGAACATCAAAAAGACGTTCAAAGGACTGTTCTCTATTCTTAAGATTGGGTGGGAGATAATCAAGGGTCTTCTCCGATACTTCGGGGATTTCCTTGGACTTTTGTCTGGTGGCGGTGGTGGAATTCTGGCTTTGACTGGGAATATTGGTGGTCTTTTAACTAAACTTTCTGAGTGGATTTTAAAGGGCGACCGGATCGCAAACTTCTTCGATTCACTGATCGAGGCACGCAAAAAGGTCATGGGTCCGCTCATCGACTTTGTTGAGAGACTTTCGGTAGCCCTCGGACTACTGTTTAAGGGTGATATAAGCGGGTTCAGAACAGCTTTTGTTGGAAGTTTCTCGGCTCTCCTTCCACTACTCACCAACCTCAAAGACGCCGCGTCAAACATGTTTGGCGAACTTGGTGGATCTTTTGGGAAGATTTCAGACTTTGTCAAAGAGCTTTCGAGCAAGATCACCGAGTTGTTCCGAGGAAGTTCTAGCGGTGCTGGTCAAGCCATCAAGGACATCGGCGCGAAAGCGCTAGGTCCACTCCAGTCGTTTTTGACACAGCTTTCCGCAGCGTTTCAAAAGTTAAGATCCATATTTGACTCTGGCGTTGATAAGTTTTCTGATAAGCTTGGCGGTGCATCCGACAAACTCTCGATTTTTGAGAAAATCACAGGAAAAATAAAGAGTCTCGCGTCGTCGTTCATGGACACTTTCCGGCAGTTGTTTGACTTTGCTGCTCCGGTCGTTTCTTGGTTTAAAGAGTATCTTTCGGTTTTGTCTCAGAAGATTATGAACTTTACAAAAGAGATGAACTTCGAAGACCTGGTTGCGCTTATTAACACAGCCTTCTTCATCATGATGTACAAGAATATCACCGGGTTCGCAAAAGCCGGCAAAGGCTTGATCAAAGACCTAAGCGGTGTTGGAAAAACCTTCAAAGAGTTTAAAGACGGTTTGTCAAACATCCTTACAGAGTCAAAACCTACTGTCATCTTGAAGCTCGCGATCGCTGTTGGTATTCTAGCCGCCTCTGTTTGGGTGCTCTCCAAGATCGATCCGAAAGCCTTGGGAATATCCATGGCAGCAATCACGGCAATGTTGGTTCAACTTATGCTAACGCTGAAGGTGTTTAACACAGTCAACACCATAAAAGAAAATGCAAAAATTATCTCTACGGCTTTTGCGCTGATTCTTTTAGGATATGCTGTTGGCGTTCTTGCATCTGCTGTTGTCAAACTTGGCGGCATCAGTTGGGGTGAGTTGATCAAGGGTCTGGTTGGTGTTGGGATGCTCCTTGGCGCCTTGGCCCTCTTTACGAAATTCGCAAAAGCCAGCGAAAACTCCATCCCGACAGCGGCGGGTCTTATTATCCTAGCCGTCGCCATTCGGCTTCTCGTCAACTCGGTGTCAATCTTAGGACAAATGGATTCGAAAGCGCTACAACAAGGAATTATTGCTCTCGGATTTATGATCGCGGCATTGTATGTGATGGTCGACGCGATGAACAACACGAAGGGGATATTTACCGCGGCAGTGGGTCTTCTTATTTTGTCAGCAGCACTACTTGCGTTGTCGGCTGCTTTGCTAGCATATTCTACAATCGACTTCAAAACCCTCATTAAAGGTCTCGAGGGCATGATGGCGGTGCTTCTTGGCGTTGCCCTTGCTATGCAACTGATGCCGTCCGACATGCCAGCCATGGGTGTTGGGCTGATTCTTGTTGCTGTCGCACTCACGCTTTTAGCGGGAGTCTTAAAGCTCTTTTCGCTTCTCGATGCAACCGCCATCGCAAAAAGCCTCCTGGTTCTTGTTGTTGCTCTTTCGGCAATTGCCGTTACCATGATTTTGATGACAGGCACCGCGTCTGGCGCTTTGGCATTAATGTTAGTAGCCGTTGCTTTGACCATGCTTGCCCCAGCTCTACTTGCCCTCGGATCAATTCCATGGAAGACACTCCTTATTGGTCTTGGTGCGCTGGTCGTAATCATGTTAGTTTTCGTCGGAGTTGCTTACTTGCTCGTCCCCATAGCCGCACCGCTTATGCTGCTGGCTCTGGCTATTCGCGAGATTAGCATAGCAATGATGATCGGAAGCGCAGCGATGATGGTGTTTGCGGTCGCATCTGCTATGCTCGCAACCACTGGGACCGCGGCGATAGCGGTTCTCGTGGCAGGCTTCATGGGTGTGCTGAATCTCATCCCACTGATGGCACAGCAAATTGGTCTCGGTTTTAAAGCCATGATGATTGTTGTTGCTGCCGGAGCAAAAGACTTTGTCAACGCGATGGTTAAAGTGCTGTTTGCTGTCATGGACGGTATCGATAGGGTTGCTCCAAGATTCTTCGATATGGCGACACGACTTGTCTTGAACTTCCTCAAGATGATTCAAAGGTTGTCTCCTCAAGTAAGCGCCACAGGCGTTCAGATGATTCTAGATTTCCTTCGCGCCGTCGATAGTCGCATTACAGAAATCACAAAGAGTGCTACCAGTATCATAAAGAAATTCATCGACCAGATCGCAAAAGATATTCCAGATATTATCGAATCTGGCGTAAAGCTTATTCTAGCGTTTATCCGTGGTCTTGAAAAGGCTATCCGGGAACATGCTGATGATCTTGGTGATGCGGGTCTTGACCTGGCTGACGCAATTATTGATGGAATGGCCGGAGGTATTAAAGCTGGCGCCGAGAGAGTCGCTAAAGCAGCACGAGAACTTGCGAGTAAGGCGCTGAACGCGGCAAAAGATTTCTTATCAAGCCACTCGCCATCCAAGAAGTTTATTGAACTTGGCATGTGGTCGGCGAAAGGGTTGGCCATTGGTCTTGTTGATAATGCCGATCTCGCCGCAAAAGGTGCTAAAGTTCTTGGTAGTAAGACTTTGTCGGCAATAAAGGTCGCTATGACAGGTGTTGATGATGTTATTGATTCGAATATGAATCTCTCACCGACAATAACGCCAGTTCTTGATTTAGAAAGTGTTACTAAAGACGCATCAATGCTGAATGGAATGTTGGGCGCTTTGGTGTCCGTTCAAATGGCGTACAACCGTGCGAATGATATTTCTGCGTCGTCCGGAACAACAACACAGATTGATGGTACTAACGGGCCTAGTGCTTCTAATGTCACATACATTCAGAACAACACATCGCCTAAGGCACTATCGTCTGCGGATATTTACCGCCAGACAAAGAATCAGCTTTCCGTTACTAAGAAGGGGCTCTAATGCTTGATACTGTTGAGGTTCGAAACCCCCAAGGGTCTCTGTTGAGACTTCCTCTCCAAAACTCAATTTCCGGTGTTTACATCGAGACTATTGATGGTTTGGACCCCGTCAAGGCCACACTCGTCTCCTCGAGCTTTGCTGGTCTTGACGGGGAGCAGTATCAATCCAGTCGCCGCGAACAGCGAAACATCATCGCAAAGTTAATTCTCGACCCAGATTACTC